CTTGGCATTAAAGCTGGAACCACCACCCGTGGTGATATTCGTGGGGACCGTGGGATGGCGTTTGATAAACCGCGTCCCGCTCTTTGCATCTCGCCGGGCTTTCTGGGAACCGACTATATTTCCAATGCCCTGACCAATCATGCTGCCGATTGAACTACCCATTACTTACTCCCACGCGCCTGACAGCGCATCGAATACAAATATTCATTCCCACTAGGACGACCGCCCCAGACTTTACCAACCCATTCAATCAGGCCCATTTTCTCTACCTTGTTCGTGAGATTCACCGTGTCTTTCTCAACCCGAATCAAGCACGCACCAATATCCTTGCGCCATTTCATCTTCTTTAGAAAGGCGACATACGACCTTAGTATAGTTCTTGGGGTAGCATTATCAAAATACATCACATGCGGTTCAAGCTGCCAGCCATCGTTATTACACATCACCACAGCGATGGGCTGTAATTCGCCCTTCACGTAGTCCTCAACGATATAGATTTCAGGAATGGCCTGGCTGACTTCATACAAATACTCAGCGAACTCCGCCATGGTCATGCCTTCTTCCACGCCATTGAGCTTCCCCTTGAGATAGGCATCCCACATATACGGGGAATCACCCGCGCCCTTATCCGTTAAAGGAACATAATCCCGGAGAACAGGTTTGTTTCGTTTAAACAAAAGTCGTTTCAGGTCATTCATGGATATCCGGGGACTCGATGTAGTCGATTTCAAACTCATTTACCGTGTCGATTTGGAACTCAGCAAAGACACTACTCCCTTTACCAATGGCTGAAAAGCCCCTTGAGACCGGGTTTCCAACAGGGTCACCCTCGCCAAAGTATTCACCACCCCCAAAATACTTACCGCCCCCGAAGTAATTGACGTTACTGGCACCCGACCGGCCCTTGATGGGGACCAGTAAATTGGTTGTGGCATTCTCATCACCCCACTCAAAGGTAATACTGAGTTCACATTCCCCCTGTCTGCGGTAATAAACACGCCCTTCGAGGAAGTTTTCATAGTCAAAATCTTGTAACGGCATCTTTCTGATAGTGGAAATCGATGCACTGCCCGCATCACCGGCTATTCCAGCACCATTTAAATCGTAAATATTCCCGGAATCATCCCCAAACAGGACAGTTTTATTGGTGGAGTCGGGGAGTTCCATATATACCGCCGCCTTGGTGGTGAAATTAGAGGCGTGGGCCGTTTTAAAGATACTCCACGGGCTCTTCTCTGAGTTAATCAGGTTCTTATACAGGACCAGGATAGACGTACCTACCCAAAACAATATCTTCTGGTTGGTCTGGTCATAAACAGCCCTGGCGGTGGTTAAATCCTTAACGGTCTCTCGAATGGGTAGAGAAATATCATCTGTCCCAACATCACCATAGGCTACAGTCGCCCTCAAGGATTCAATCACACCCCCGTCCCGCATGTAGAAGACATCATCCCCGGCATTAACAAAGGAATCTGCATCAATAGCGCCTGAGCCGCCGTAGAATGGCTCTAGCTTGTAGTTTGTTGAATCGTCGCCTATCAGCTCGAATAACTGCCCGCCCTCCGTAGAGATGATTGTAGAGCGTTTGAAGCGGATGAGACCATTTATGGGTTGTAAGTCCGGGGTAAGGATATAGAACGCTTCACTGCCTGTAGTAAAACTACTATCGCCTGCCCGCTTGGTGGTATCCAAGACTTCCCGGTTCTCGAACTGGGAGAATACCAGCATGTGCGGGTTCTTACTGGTTGGTGAGCCATTGCCATCCGCGACATTCGCAAACACAGCACGCCCATCCTGGACCAGCCCATACTTGGCGTAGAAGTGAGTCGTGGCTAAGCCTGTGGTGAGGGCTGCTAGAGTGGTCCCGTCCCACTCCCAGACCCGGTCTTCCTGCATTCTATCCACAATAATAATCGTGGAATCCAAATCCCACTCGAAATGGTGGAGTTCTGAATCGACATCAATGGTTCCGCGACTGGTGAAAGTCGCTCCATCCCACTCATACATGGTATTGCCAGAGGCTACGAGGGTTGTTTTAACCCCAGCCCGGGTAATTAACTGGTGGATGCCGTGGATTTCAGAGGTATTGGTGCTGGTATCGAGCAAATCGAATGCCGCTCGACGTTTGAACTTGGTATTCCCTAAGCCTAGCTCGAAGTTCTGACCAGATATGGCTTCATCGGGCGATACGGCGATGTCATTGAGTTCATTGATTCCGCCGCCAAAGGTAAATTTCACGACCTGTAGCTCTTACCATACGATTTCGGTGGGTCTCGGTGTCTGAGAAAGTTCATTAATGTGCCTTGAGCCATCTGATACTCTCCATCTTGTTCCAGATTAGCCAGGTCTCTCTCCTTTTCGACCATATATACGAATCTTCTTGAGGCCATATCCGCGAATGCCTGAGACTCAGCCTCTGTCGCGAAGGGGATTGGGTCGGTCGAATTAGAGACTGTCTTATCTTCCTCGTATTCAAATTCATAAGTCCGTATCGCGTCCGGCACCTGGAATAATCCAATTTGTTTGGATGTATTCTGACTCCAATACCACCAGTTCTCCTTGCCCTCGTTGGTTTTGTAGTCGTGATGGAGCCGTCTTAATCGATCCTCGCCGCCATTGAATTCATAAAGTCTTTCGGCATCGTCTGTGGTCAATACCAGATAGGGATGGTCACCCCAGAAACGCACGAAATTCGCTGGCAGGGCATAGTTTCGCTGGCCCACCACGGTTGTAATCGTACCCAGGGTCTGCGCGCGCTCATAATCCAGAGAGAAAAAGGATAACAGACCATTAAGTTCAGTCTGAATCGCATTCTTCGCTACCCGAAGGGTCGCTTCGTGCTGATTATCATTAAAGTTAGTGAGTAAATCGTCATCACCCTTAATGATATAGGCATTGACCAGTACCCGATTGACTGCGCCCAGAAAGTCCATTATTGAATATGGTTCTTACCGAGCTTTGCTATCAACCCAGACCGCAGTATGTCGTATACCGTGTCAGGCTTGTTGACATAAGCACCCGGAATACAACCAGTCGGATTGACTATCAGAATCTCCTGCTCGTGAACCTCACCATTGGGAGTTTCGACCATACAGGTAATCTTGATATCACGGCGCACTGTCTCAACCGGGGGCTTGGGTGGTCGGTCTTCTGGTACGGGCTTGCGAGTGGCTTTCAATACCATTGACTCCAGTTGTGCCTTGGTCGCCTTGGAATTGTACTCCACGCCCAGTCTATCAAGCTTTTTCTTTAACTCTTTAACCGTTGCCATACTTTTCTCCGAAGAGTCAGGGGAGCCAAATATCGCTGCAGTTGATGCAATAGCCATACTAGCTCCCCTTAGTTTATGCGAACAAAGTCCACTTAAGCCAAACAGTACCCGTTACCGTTGCTGCCGTATCGGTAACATCGGCATAAGCATCTGCCAGGTTAAGATAAACCGTGTGCGCGTCTGCTGCTTCAAGCTTTAAATCACAAACATGAGTAAATAACTCCGCTGTTCCAGCCAAATCAGCCAGTACAGGAGTAGATGCGCCGCCCATGATATCCTCAAAAGCCGGGGTTCCACCAAGAACAGCAACCGCACCAGAGGCAACCACACTACCAAGGCCAATTTCAGGCGTATCGGTTGTTGGGGTACCAGTTGTCAGCGTGACACCCACATTGATACTGGAAGACTCAACGTGCAGTGGCCCAGCCGGGAAGGTGTAAATCAACGAGCCCGTCCCCAGAGAAGCATTATCACCAATGGTAATCGCTGCACTCGTCAGGGTTAGTTTCGTGATGTGACTACGCCCATCGCCGTACTCAGTTGCAGTAACGTTGGTCCCCGCAGTACCAACATTTACGTTGGTTGTATCGTCTGCTAGATTTTTATGCATTTCAAAATCCTCTTAGGTTAAAGGAAAGCCCCCCGAAGGGGGCTAACCACGTTACTCGCCAGTGGCCAGAGTACGGATACGGGTAATCCAGTTGTCGTTAAGAATCTTACCGACTAACCAGCCCTTCCAGCTCAGGGGCGCGATTTCCGCTTGAGGATCAGCAACGGTTGCCATCCTCTGCCCTTGAGTCAGGATTACAGCCGGAATACGGTCTCCGGTCATATAGGACTCTTTAGTATGATTCTCGCCCAGACCCACGGAACCAACCGCATCCATCGCGATGATATACGAATCGTACACATCGTTCAGGACATCCGAAGTACCCCGGAAACCAGCGGCTGAAGTTGTTGCTTCATCAGCACTGATTAGAGAGTCTTCTTCGGTCTCTGCCCAACGAACACCATTGGAATATCCAATCTCGAAGGGGAAGGTCTGCGTGTAACCACCATAAGCTTCAACCGGAATGAAGTCCGCAATATCACGAATATCATCGCCAACATCCACATGGCAGATACCCATGTAAGATGCACGCAGCGGTGAAGTTCCGATATTGGTAGAACCGAATCCGAAGGGCAGGAATTTCTTACCGCCTTGACGGTTAATCAGGTTCTGCGCGTACTTAATATCGTTGGCTGCGATGGCAGTTACGATGGCTGTTGCCGGTGTTACACCATTACCCAGTCGAACCTGAGTAGCTGCCTGGAATACGTCAGCCATCAGCTCATTGTAGGTGGCACCTGCGTTCTCACCCAGGGTCAGCATAAACTTCGCTGCACGGGCGTTAACGGACATCAGGTCCAGTTCTTCAGTGAGGTAGATGGTGTTGCCGTACTTGAGCATCTGCGCGGTGATGGGCGTGATGGTCGGTACAACGCCAGTCCGGGTCGGCAGTGACAGGGCACCAGAGAGTTCAGTCAAAGGCGTGGTCGCCTTGGTCAGATTCTCGATGCGCTCCCACTTAACCGAGTCCGTGCCTGCATTGCGCTGCAACATACCGGGAAGTGTTCCGTTGAGGAACGGTGCGCGTACTTTCGCTGCTTCGAGCAGCATACGCATGAGTTGGTAGTCGACGGGATATTGATTTAATCCCCCCGCACCACTACTTGCAATAGTCATATCAAATTACCTTGGGCAAATGCCCACTTTATGCACTAGGCATCTTGTGACAGCCTGTGTGCATAATTCATAAATTCCCCAGAGTCCATCTTATCTAACTCCTGATGGAGAGAGTCCACTTGTACTGTGGCACCTCCCTTCTGGGATTCCTTTAAGGCTCTTTGATTTTCAGCGACGTTTGAATCAATGACATTGACATTCTTGGCAGCCCATTCGGGAGTTAGAATATCCAGCGCCTGTTGATAGGCTTCTGGATTCGTGTGCCGGTTCTGCCATACCTTTTCGAAGGCAGGATTCGAGCGCACTTCTTTCTCCAAAAACAGTTCCGCCATGTCAGGGTCACCACCAACGCTTTCGTTGATTTTCCCTACCGCCTCGGCGATCTCTTTGTTCAGCAATTCTTGCTGTTGACTATTGGCAAGCTCGGCAGTCTGAGCCGAAGCCGTATCTACCTTCTCGGTGAGTTGATTAATCTTCTCGGCAAATGCCGCGAAATCACCCACGTTGTCGGTTGACTGCTTCGTTTCAGCCTGTTGACTTGTGCTCTCAGCCGTCTCCTGAATACTGCTCGCCAGGTCGGCCATCGTTGTTTGAGCAGTTGCATCCTCTGTTGATACAGTCTGTTCATCACTCATAATATTCTCCAAAATATGAAAGCGCAAGCTCGAACCCGCGCCGTTGGTTGCTCAAAGCCTTCCACTCTTCCGTATTATCGGGTGTATTTTCTGTCTCGTGATTATGAAGTGGTATTTCAGGCCGCTCCTTTCTCACTTCCCGCATAACGGTTTGGAAGGTCTCATTTTGCCGTAAAATCTCTAATTCTGGGGTCAAAATCTTCTTCCTCCCCACATTATCCACTTCCTCGTGGAATACTTATTAGCAGCGGTAACTACTGGCGTACCCACCGATAAACTGATACCCAGTATATCAGCACTGGGCCGGGTACTGGTTGTCCAGATAACATTAGAACCGTCAAATGATGGGGTGCCAACAACTGAACCGGCTGCGCCTGCACCATTAACCAGGGCAAGGCTATCAGAATGCACTGATTTAGCCGCTGTGTCTGATACTGACGCACTGATTGATGAAACGGTGGTTCCGTCAAATAACGTAAATCCGGGGGCCACATCAACCGTCGATACATTGGTATCTAGTGCCGTTGGGCCTTCCAGTGTTGCAGTCAGGTTAAAAGTCGGGTTAACCGACGTGGATATGGTTACATCGTCATCCGTTGGAACCGTTAACGTGTCAATGGATGCGGTGTACCCACTAGCCAAACCAACCGCGACAAATATTGCAATGTCATTGCCTGCACTGGCATCCAGATTAAACTGAAAATTACTAGTGGTTGGTGTATGCGGATATCCCGACCACAGCACCGACCCACCGATAGACTGCGATAACATCACCGTATCTGATACTAAAGCGGTTGCATATTCACCAGATTGAGCATCATTTGCGCCGATTGAAACGCTACCGTGGTTCGTAAAATCACTAAACCCGAAACTCAGTAATCCGCCTGCCTGGACATCATTGGGGATAGTATTGCCATTTTGCGTAAATCCTAACAATAAGTCAGGTGGTGACGCCCAAACCTTAGAAAGCGAAATCGCCGTATCACCGCTAGCCGCGCCCAGATCATCTTGAATAATAACCTCTGCCAAATCAACGTCATCACCACCAATTAACAAGGCTGTGCAGAGATAAGCTCCTGTTGGTGCGCTGTTGATAGATAACTGAACACCGTCTGTAATTAGTGTGCCAGAGATATCAAACTCAATCGTCGCCTCTGCGGTTGGGTCGGCACCTGATGCGAAACTAGAATAAAGCGTCCTATTCGTGTTCGATGTTGCAACAACATCTTGCGCTGAAAAACTGGCGCTCCCCTCTGTGGTGTCGTCCATTGCGCCGACACTGATAAGCGCGTGAGCCACAATCGCCGCATCGACCGTGCCATAAGACACAAACAAAAGTACTGCTTTGGGCGTGCCGAAATCCGTTATGGTAAGGTCAGTTGTTCCACTGGTCGGTAATGCACCATTAACCGTTTCGAACCTTGCGCCGGGGTTAGCTACTGCACTGGCAAAGGTTAGTGTCGGAACGCCTTTAACACTTAAGGTAACATCGTGAAGACCATCTGGTGCGCCTGTAGCCGTACCCGACAGGACATACATTTTGCTGTATATCGCGGCGGTCGTATCGTAATAATAAGATTTTAATGTAAAGGCTTCAGATGTAACGGTTATCTGGCTTTCACAGTACATCGTATCCGCTGACGCGATTGGCGCATCTCGCGTGCCTGCTGTGATGTGCCACTTATCACCATTGTCGAAATCGTCATCGGTGCCAGATGTAATATCGCCTACTGTCGTCGGGGTGGCGCGGGTCGTGGTATTTGTATTTATCGCCGATACGTTGTCATCCGTAATATTACGCAGGATATCGCCAACTAAAGTATTAGATGCGCTCAGCGTAGTGCTGGCGTCTTGCATATAAGCGGTGTTATTGCCGCCATCATGAACGTCGGTAATCTCGCCACCAAACAGGCTTAATATGGAGTCCGTTTGAATTAACAGGCCATCATAAATAGCCGATTCGGTATAAGCCGTTGTCGTCAGTGGCCCGAAAGCCTCTACCGTGACGTTAGTCGATGCGTCTTCTGCGCGTAAATGAATATACGTCGCAGTCCCAGGAATTAAGCCCGGTATATCGTCAATTGAATTCGCGCCTGCTGAAATATTCCCGCTCTTGCGAGAATTGCTGGCGATGGTTGATTCTAATTCGCTAGCACTGGACGAACAATAAACATCATACGTTCCCGCCTCGTCAGAGGTGAACGTGATATCCGCTTCGGTGGGGCCGTCTGCCCCTTCGGCTGCTGTTTTTAAGGTAATAACCGGGCCAGTTGCATCTGCCGAGGTAGGGGTCGGGATGGTGACCGGCGTTTGTATGCGCATCACCGGCGCGTGCTCGGCAACCGTTGGGGTATTAAAAGGCGTTAGAATCCGACCCCCGACAACATCATGGTCTTCATCGCGGATTAATGGCGCATAGAAAATTAAATTCGCGGGACGTATGGTTAGAGGCGATATGCCTTCAGCGAGACTAGCAATTTCAGCATCGCTTAAATCAACATTCCAGGCGGCGCATTCTGCAAGCCTGCCTGATGCGTAATTACCGGGGGTCGAGTCCCCAAGCCTGCCGATTGAAACCCGGTTAGGCTGGTTGATCGCTATATTATTTATTGCTGTTCCTTCGCCGCCAGCGTCAAGAAAAACAGACTTATCGGTTGCTGATCTTGTAACACCGCAAACATGATGCCATGTATTAACTGACATGGACGTAGTGGATTCGCATGTCGCTGTACCACCTGCATCTTGCACTAAAAAGCGAGCACGATCACTGGTTCCAAGCGGGTCAAGCCAGGTCCTGTGTATATTATCCCCGGCGCTGTCAAACATACCCCAAAGGATGCCCGCAGCCGCCATGTTATCCACATAAGCCCAACAGGATAGCGTGTAAGCCGAGCCTAGTGTCGGCGCGGTATCGACTTCCAGATATTCACTTGACGCATCGTCAAATAAACGAGCCATTATTAAGTTTCCTGGATTTCAATAAATACCAATTCAGCATCGCCCGGACTCGCTGTACCGCTGGCGGCATCACGTTGAACGCTCATCCTGAAATATTCACCTGCGGCAACAGAGTCCATATCCGCGCCATCTGTAAACGTAATGGTTGCATAGTCGACTTCACCGTCCGCACTGGCTGATGTTGCCGTCACTGAATTTGCCGCAGCAAATGCCTTTGTATCCAAATCATCCGCATCGTCTGAGACTGATTTAAAAGCAACATCCCAAACACATGTATCTGTGCCTGGCGTGCCTGATGAGGTAAACATCCAGCCCAGCGTTACCGTTATTCCGGTTGTCGCCGCATAATGCCGAGGCATAAAGCCCGGAAATTCCACGGATTCAGACGTTGCGTCGTCAAAATCCAGTACCAAAACACCGTTTCTCGTATCAAAAGTCGCGTAATTTGTGCTCGGCGGTTCTGACATCGCTGGAACAAAAACGCATAAAGTGTCACCACTTGCCATAATTACTGCCTCTTATTAAGGTTTAGGGACGCCACCGGCATCCCAAAATGCTTTTGCGACCAAGTACTTTGGATAAGTTCTTTGCCCTGGATATTCCATATTCCCCCAAGTGCCTTGCGATGAGTAAGTCGCATGTGAGCCGAAAACGCAGGCCGCCTTTACCCCTTTCGAGGCTAGCCACTGAAAATAATAAATGTAATCATCTTCACAAACAGAGTCTCTCGCATATTCGGCTATTTTGCCATTCGGATCACTACCGCTGAATCCATTATGATCGCCACATTCATAGAGATATATAGGGATGCCTTTTAGGGTTAGGTGATGGCTGTCTACATAAGTGGCTAATTCATCTGCGGGCACTTGGCCTGTCGAACTAGGCCCTTGCACCCAGTCGGAAAGCTGTTGCATGGTAGCCGTTTCCCATCCGACAAGGTCGCGCCAGTTATAATAGGGTGCAATCGCAAACCCATCCAACGCATCACGATAGCCCACAACGGCTAATTTAGCGCCCGCCGCACCATTATTGGCAGCTTGGTCTGCGCCCATTCTAAAAATATTCGCGGCACCGACTTCGGTTTCGCACAAATCCCACATTTCCATTTCACGCTTTGCCGCTTCCTTGGGTCTGCCGTCAGCAGATGGGACGCCTTTTTTCCAACGAATCAAGGTAACTTCCTCTAATCCCGTTGGGAATCTCACCATCGCCTGCGAACTGGCTGACGTTGTGAATGTCCCGTAGGCTTGAGAATCTATGCCCGACAATTCAAAAGTACCTGCGCCGACATTGGCGACTGTGTATTCGACATTACCATTAGTATCGTAATTTAATTCTGTCATTCCGTTGATGTTGATAAATCTTATCGTATCACCATTGGCTAGCACTTTATGCGACCCTGCCGGGGTTGTATAAGTAATCTGGCAAGGGTTTGCTTTAGTTGCAGCGGTGACTGTGTGCGCTGATGCTAGAACGGCAAAGTTATCATTGTCGATTTTATGCACCCATCGTTGAGCGCCGTTGGCATAGCCGTTTAACTGGGTGATTTGATTGCTGAACAATATAACCGAATCACCATTGACCAATCCGTGGGCAGTCTCTGCCGCTATTGATGTTGACGGGGTAAAGGTGGAATCTGTCGAAGCTTGGTCGCCATAGATAAACCAGGAATTTTGATCTTTGAATGCCGCACTGGGATTCCATGTTTCGTTTGAAACCTCATACATGATCGGCCCATTGGCAAATTCATAATGTAGCGCGTGTTGTGCTGCGATTTCTGACACGCAGGCATCAGTAGCTTGATGGGGCAAGCAAGTCCAAAGTTGCGCGCCCAATTCGTTAGCCGCTTTAGCCTCTACTTCAGGCGGGACGGTTGTCCCCACGTCTTCCTGCCCTTTTTCGACTGACCACGTTATATGATTAATAGTAGGGATATCTGCCACATCACGAATATTGCGTAACTCTGCGATTTGCCATTGCATTGTCCGAATCAAGGGGCATGAGCCTGTATCACCCGCCAAATCGGTTTTAAATATCGGGGATAAAACCTTGCCCGCCTCAAAATCTGCCAAGTCGTCTTTTCGAAACAAATGAGCACGCCAGCTTGTGCCTGTTCCACTAAGAAAATCAACCTTCAAATTACCTGCTGTTCGGGCTTCACCATTTACGGTGCCTGCTGAATAACTGTATTCACGGTCGCGATAGATATTTTTATCATCGGGAGTAAGGGAGAAGTTTGTCCCACCTGCGGGAGCAACACTAGATTGATTATCTGCCGTACTATAAGCACTGTCCGATGTTTGCGTAGTTGAATCTACAGTAAATTGGGTGACTTGGTTACTGCCATTAACAGCATCAACCGTGACTTCTGCACCACTATTCAGGGTAATGACATCATTGACATTATAACCACTAGTACCGCCTGAAAATGTCCCCTCGTCAGTGGGCGAGTTGTCATAACTGGTTTCATCCTGGCCGTTAATTAACCGAACAATGGTTGATTGTAGCGTTCCCTCATTCCATGCCGCAGTGCCAGTGCCAAACCATCTAAGGATATACCTATCAGTGGAGTCTATCGGGTACGAATTTCCGAAACTTAAAGTCCACAGCCCATTATTGGCGTCTGGATATCCGTTTGAATCGCGGGCACCAACAAAACCACTTAGTTGCGACCCTCTTAAAAAATCAATGAAGGGATGTGTTCGCGCCCAGTAAGTGGGATCTCCCGTTCCGATACCATAAATCATCCGTTCGCCGGTGTGGATCTTCTTCGTGCCGTCTTCGTATGCGTGATAATACGCTGATTTGCTGTATGCTAGTCCCATTAGTGTACCGTTATATTCATATTGTCAGTATCCATCATCAGGGCCATCAGGATAGCTTCTTCATCTTGTCGCCTGCGCTTGATAAGCCTGAGAATCTCGGCTTGCTCCTGTAAATCGAGTATGAATTCACGTGCTGCCAGTAAATCTCGAATGAGTATCTCACGTCTTATTAATAATTCAAGTGCCGCTGAAGCGGAGAGGAGGTCGATTTCGGCCTCGACTTGAGCTTCTTGCGCCTGCAAGATATCAATCGCCTGCTCGAATCGCTGAACCTCTTGACCAATGCCTTGAGCGCTTTCCTCGACCGGAATGGGCGGTATTTCAACATCGAAGACCTCCGTATCGCCCTTGAAGTTTAGTAATTCGTGGAAGCTCGTTGGCTTCTTGAGTCTTCTTCGTATGAAGGGACCGCCACCAATTCCCGGCCTGTAACCGGTTACTGCCACCTCGCCAATTAACAGCCCTAATGTATTGATGCCCCTCGAATTGAGGCCAAACGTATTCATTGTGGCGTAATTTCACTGAGGTCTTCATTGGTGTCGAATACATGCAATGGCGTGACATCATCAGTATCATAAATAATCAGTGTGTTGCCAATCTTATCCCATTTTCGCTTACGAAATGCAGATTGGTGGAGTTCCTCTAGCTGCGTTTCCTGCAAGGCTGACAGACCAGAACCTGCGGCGACAAATGTACCATCCACCTGTGTTTCCAGCACCGTTACATCGCCCGCCGTTCCAGTAGCCTTGATAACCTCACCACCCAGCCCGCCGATTAACTTACCGCCCCGGATAGAGGTATATCCCGAACCGCCCCAGAATTGAACCTGCCAATCTGGGTTGAACTGAAGAATAATCTGCGTAAATACACCGGGGTTGTTGGCATCTTCCAGTTTGCCCTCTGGCCTGGCGACATCACCCCGGAAATCCCAGTTAACGCCGTCACTCAACATACCAACAGGGCTTGCCATCTGGTCTTCAATATAATCCGCTATCGCTTGCACCGTTGCCGTGGTGTCCGGGTTGGTAATCAAGAATAGCTTATTGAAATAATCAAGTTGAAACGGCATAGAAATCCCTAAAGTTCTTTTCGTAATCCGCTAACTGCTCGGTCAACGTATCAACAATCAGGGTATGATGCGCGATTTCCTCTTTGGCTAGTTTTACCTTATCGGATAAATGCCGGATGTTAATATTGATATCCACAATAGAAGCACGCATTGATGCCTCGTCATACTGCCCTTCGTTTATCAAAGACAGATAACGCTTCTTTTTCTGAATTTCGTGCGCGACACTGGTTTTAAAGCTGTCCAGTGATAGTTTCGAAGTCTCAAGCAAAGACCTGTGTTTATCCAGGTCTCGCCTGATAACGACATCAACACCTTCAACAAAAAAATCCGGTTTCATTAGACATATACAGTATTGGTGATTCGGGTAGTCGATGCCGAACCCCCGCCTGTCCCGATTGTGGTGTCGGCAGTATAGCCCTTGATCTTGGTCGCTGCTGCCGAGGTGTTTCTAACCACCACCCGAGCCTCGATGTCTGCGACATACTGCATTGATGCGGAGGCGGTTCCGTTCGCTTCTTTGAACTCAAAGACAATCATCACATAAACATCATCAGCCGTATCAACCAGTGCTATCGGGACACAGTTCAGCTCTATCGCATCACCCGTGGTCTGGCCGGTAATCGGCGGGTCAATCGTGCAGTTGTCATTGTCTGTAATCGCGCTGATATATGAAACCGCAGTTTGAGTGCTGTTATAGACCAGATCACCGACCTTGGCATTAGTGAATGCACCGGTCTCCTGGATAGTCGTGGTTGTTGCGGCATCTGCTGCCACGATAACGACATTCGACAAAGTAAATACACCCGTTGCAGCCGCGTAGGAGTCATATCGGATGACGTATTCCTGATTGTTGTCACTAACATCCCTCAAAACCAAAGTACCGCCCAAAGTCTTACCGGGCACGTCTGCGGGTACAGTTCCATCGACAGTCAATGTCGCATCGCCAGCAACCTCGCCACCCGTTGCGGAGAATTCGGTCTTTTCAATTGCACTGCCAGCACTCAGCAACCGGAAGCAACTCGCATAATCATATTGCAACAAATTACTGATAATCATGGTAATAGAGGTCGGTCTTGCCCTTGGTGTTCCAGTCGCATCGATAACCGAGAAGTTATTTTCCTCGGTCGTCTTGTAATCGATGGGAACAACGCCCCTTGAGAAAAAGTAACTAGTACCCGCAAGCGTACCAAACGAAGATTCCGCGACAGGTACGATAACCTCAACCGTCAAACCAGAGGCATTAAACCGATTCGATCCGTCAACCTCGATATTCTCACCGTCAATGTAAGTGCCGCGAGTATTCCTGAGCAATGCTGTATTGCTAGAACCAGCAGGATTAGAAACTACGATAGAAGTGGCACCAGATGTTGCGCCCGTTACCGTAGCGCCCTCAGAGACCGTGCCGGTGATGGTTGAATAGTTAACCGCGTAATCGAGACCGATCCATTCCTCGCCATCCAGGCCGTCATAATCAAGCGTACTGCCCCTGCGAGCCGTGTACTTATTATACTCGTGCATCTGGGCAAGTGACGCTTGATTCAAATCAATCGTAATACCATATTCTTCCGCTGTGCCGTCATCGTTAATATCGACCTGCGTATTAGCAAAGGCATAGGTTGGCAAAACATTATTATCAAACCAAGTCGTTAAAGCTGGGCCTTGATTCGCTGGCGCAAGAGCGTCTTTCGTTGCATCACCCGTCGAATCAGGCGAGGTTAGGTTGTCCGCAGTGGTATCGAACGGTGTCAGCGGGTCGCCGACATAGTACCCGTGAAAGGTATAGGTTGGGTTTGTCCCGTCGATCTGCGTGATAATCATCCTCGCGCCAGTTGTGCCACCGATAAGCTCATCACCGACCGTAAAGTCATCCGTTGTAACCGCCGTGGTAGTGATAGAGAAATATCCCGTGGTGTTGTTGATGTCCGCACCAGATGACAGTCCCGCCGATACATTACCGCCAGTGGTGGTATTCATTCGGATGACCGCATAAGTATGCTTGGAACCGTACTTATTCGCTTTAACCGTCAGATAACCCAAATCAATCGTCGGAAAGTTCGCAGTGGTATAGTCTGTGATAGGGATAGCCCGATCCATGTGACCATCCACCCACCAGTCGTTATCGGTCTGGTCGGAGCCGGTAATCTTAGTGCCATTCTGGAAGATATAAACATGAGTGTCTGAAACCAGCGCGCCCTGAGTGTAGACGTTGCCCCAGACCATCTCACCCGTAATCGCTGCTGCGGATTGGGTTGCGGTATGCGAAGTACCTGCCTCGGTAATCGTGCCTGAACCTGTATCCCAGTCATTTGCCAGAGCATTCGAGTCGGGCCGAATCCAGAGATAATCTGTTCCACCACCCGTAATAACAACATCCAACAACGTACCGGCATCGCCTGAAGCGTGTGTAATGTCCTGACCGATATCACCTTCGACAATCGCGCCACCGGATGTGACAGGAACTACAACAATACCTGTATTACCCGTGCCATCGCCGGGGAGGTCTCGTTTCCAGCCTGACGTTTTAAGCGCACACCCGGTAAAGTTCTGGTAGTCGCCGATAATATGCTGCATTGACTTGAGGTCGATAAACCAGGGGTCTATCTCGCCCGCATCAATCTTGCCGATAGTGTATTCACCCGGCGTTTCAGCAGAAAAGATAAGCCCGTCGTCCTGCTGCGTCGGGAGGGTCATTAAATCCTCTGTCGCGCCATAGACATCAATCATCTTTTGTGTGTCGGTTTTTGCCGTTGTACCAGTCCATCGGATCTGCTTGCGGCGGTTATCATCAAGGTAGTAAACCGTAAACTTACCCGATAGGATTGTATCTGACATTTTCTAAACTCCTGCTACAAAATTGGGTTTTGCTCTAATAAAACAGTTGCGGAAAATCCACTACTGGTAACTTGCGAGATACCAGAAAAAGCCCTATAGCGCGGGCTATCTAAATCATCTGACTTACGACATTTATAAACGATATCGACAGGTGTTGTACCCGCGTAACTCTCCGATGCCACTCCCGCAACCGTATCTTCATTCATTAATTGTGTGAAAGGCGAGTCTTTTAAAAATATGGATGTTTGGACATTAGTTAATAGCGCCAATGAAATTGAATCCCTCACTGTAACCGTTAATGTTACGGGCTGAACAACTACCGTTACCGTAATGCCTGCTGCATCGTCCCAGCTAAAATTCTTGCTGCCGCCCGTGGCAACTGGGCTAATCCCATCAACCGTACAATCAATTAAATTTAATGTAAGTGTTCCTGATGTCGCTAGAAATCTAACATGCGAATCATTGGCATCATCCGTTGCGCCAAATCCAGTAAATTCAATCCCTCTCAAGGTGATATCTGCCGTCACCGAAGTGCCGAAATCAATAGCGTGGTGCGCGTTAGTCCCTTTAGTGAACACCATATCATCTAACTTGCCATCGGTGTCCGTGGCTGAATTATAAACCAGTGCGCCGGTATCCGCAGCTACTTCAGATAATAGGATAAATGTGCCTGTCATCGTTGTGGCAGGTGCAGTAATGGTATTGCACTGTGTAAACACGCACATGGTAATATTAGCGGTAGACAGGAAGGTAAACGTATCCCAGTCAAAGAACTGGCAAACGTCTAAATCACAAGTACCTGCGGTATGAACAAAAGTCCCTTTCGACCTTGTTCCCAGCGCGGACCAGATAATATTAGTCCACTCGCATACCGTGCTTGAGTTAAGAATCTCTATCCGATTAAAGCCTGTTGAAACAGCGTCATTGGTAAGATTATTTTCCTGCTTGCGCCAGAATAAAACCTTATCCGCATCCACAAACCGACATGCCGTGCCAGATATGCCGATTGAATGAAATCCCTGCGTTTGATACGCACCATTTTGAAGCTCTAATAAGCCCCACCGAGTACCGTTAACATTGCCCACCGCCTCTGCACCGGCAAAGGTCGCGGGGCCGTTCGGTGTCACATCACCTAACGTGTATTCAATGTCTCCGCGTCCATAACGTATTGCATCCATTGCAATCGGGTTGCCTTTCGTCGGACCACTGGTTGTCGGTAAATCTGCAAGCACCCCTACCCACCGTTCGGAACCACCTGAACCTGAAACATCGGCTGTTGCAGTATTGGGATCAATGACATACGGCACCCATGAATCAAATTCCAGCGTATCGCTGCCGCCAATATAGAACTCATCATAAGCAGAGGACGACGAGCCGACTATCATGCGCAGCCCACCGCCTGCCTTTGTGTCCAGTGAACCAGCCGCGTCATACTTAATAAAACCAATTACGCAACCATCGGTAGGAACAGTAAACGTAGTACCCAGCGCGTCAATAATGAAACCCTTGACCGCGTTCGTCCATGCGCCTTTGCTAATACAGTCAGACCCCTGAATAAAAAAGTCAGTTTCTGGATTACCCAAACCAGCACCGCCTGTACCAATAGCGGTAACGGTAGTGGCGCTTTCAAGCCAGAAGGTCGTGAGATTAGTGGCGTATGCCGCTGCTGCCATTATTTTTTCGCCTTCTTCTTAACAGCTTTTTTCTTCACGGGCTTGTCTTGAACAACCCATCCCCGTAATTCGGCATAATCACGATTGGCCTGATTATCTTCAACCTCGATTATTGCGCCTGACGGTTTTTTAACTTTCATTATTTAGCCACCAAATATCCTGATATGAATGCGGCGAATATTGCTATTGCCACGCATAATACTACAAACCGTGTGAACTCCTGCTGCGGTGTCAAGATTAACCACCGTGGTTGCCCTTCCACCATGCCGCGATGGATGCTGCAATACCGCCTAAAATACCCAATACTGACCATTGAATCACGGCCCTGGTTACAGCCTCCCGTCGTTCTTTTGCTGCTATTTGTGCATCAATTTCAGACTGCGCCCACCGATGATGCAGCGCATGTTTCTTCGGCTCAATCGTATCCTCATGCCGCAGAATCTTTAGCACGCGCCCTTCCAGCTCGTCCATTTCTTCAGGCGTCATTGCAATACTACCCACAGCCATATCGAGGCCCAGCAGGTAATGTTTTTATCGAGGCAGGTTGGGATGACCATTGAAATAACTCCTTTGCACCCTGCAACGTGGCGGCTGTTACCGTAAACGCGGAAAATCCGATAATTATGAACAACGCGATTACCGCGATATGTATCCCGGCAGTATAAAGATTTTTCATGAGCCACATTAGTGTAATGCCTTAACGTGAGACTTCATCGCTTCACTGGTTCCACAGTCTTTCTCTCTAATGATGGTTCGCTCAATAATCCCAGCTTGCGCAACAGGCGCATCCTGAACCACAGCTTCCTCATTAACCTGTTCGATATCTTGGCTTTCCTCCGCATACAATCGCTTCACTGTTTCTGAGTTAGTAAACCATCCCGCCCCGAACAAAGGGATGACAATCGCACCCGCTTTTGCCCAGTTAACTGCTCTCTCGCCAGGGGTTAGTCTTTTCCCCTCGACCTCGCCCTTTCTTCGCTGTTCCATTAGAAGTGAAAGTTCAGGCCCACGCCATACGCGGGCTTTTCATCATTATCCAGAACAACAGAGCCATTTAACAATAGCTTGTTATCGCCCAGTCGCTTGCCAAATCCCAATGCAACGGCGTTATTGCTGGTATTGGCGTCATATCCAACACCCAAACAGCCTTGATTGGAATGGGTGCTCATATCGAAATGACACTGAGAGATTGCCACCGATGCCGCACGGTCGCTCTCAACTGTTGAGTTATTAACTGTTGTATTCTCGGTGTAATAGTTATTTGTCACACGGTTATAGCCTGTGGCAAATGCCAGCCCTGCCCAGATTGTTAACAATGCAGTCAGGGTGAATAGTGATAAATGTCTCATTTGCTCCTCGCGTTACCGACGACATGCGCCAAAAAGTAGAATCCAACAATAATCATAAAAGGCGGGTTTACAACCTCATCGAGGACTTTGAATAACCAGTCCACCGCAGGCGTATCGCCGCCAAACATCAGACCGAGAGCAATCATTAGCAAGACTAAAGCAAGCCATGCCGCAGTAACCGCAAAGGTAATCACCCTACGGGAAATGCTCATGCCCTGCGTGGCTTTGGCATAGTCCAGCTTCCACTCAAGTATCTGGAAGTTAGCCCGCGCCTTTTCTTCCTCGGTATAAAACATGGCATCAATGCCATCGATTGCGCCACCGACTACTTTTTCAGCGGTTTCACTTTTACCTGATAAAAAACTTAGCCAGCCCATTATGCCTCCGGGTTCACGGGGTCGCCCGCATCGTCTAGTATTTCATAATGTACATGGTTAATCATCGCGGGTTTCGAAGGGTCGCGATAACGACTAGAGATATCCTGTGAAGACCCCACCACATCCCCCGCATGGACTTCATCACCATGCACACACGTTGGCTCGACATAGAAGAGTCTATGCCTTAAACCGTCGTTCGCCATCACTTCGACATATCGAAATGACAGGTCGTCTCCATAAGGATAGCCTAATTTGGTAATAACACCATCGACCGGGGTTTGTATCTCGGTATCGGGATAACAGGCGTAATCGATACCTTTGTGTGTTCGAGTGCCTCTCGACGCCCCGAACTCACCTGACCCCCATGGGTCGTTCATGCGCTTTGGTAGTGTGCCGTTAATCATTCAGCCTCGGCTTCCAGGGGGAGAACTTCTTGCATGTCCCCGTTTTCATCCCGTTTTACTCGAAATCCAGCGCCTTTTTCAATATTGACTACAACAGAAGGCTGTTTTTCCTCGGATGTTCCACGTGGAGCCTCTTCGGAGTTCTTTTCTTTCTGGTGTTTAATCTCTAATTCGATGCGCTCGAGCTTTTCCTTCTCGTCCTTAATTTTTCCAATGTCTTGCAAGAAGTCAGCGGTACGCTCCATTTGAGCCTTGAGTGCCCGGATTTCTTCTCTGAGCGCATTTTCAGTGGTGAGGGCACGTTCCTTGATAAGTTTGATTTCCTGACCCTTGGCAGCGTTTTCCTGCTCGCTCTTGACCAAATCCTGCCCGATTTTCTGGGCTTCCTGCTGCATCTGCTGAATAACCTCTTGAGCCTGAGCCTGTACTGCTTCAATCGCTTTTTGGAGCTTGTCGTTCTCATCTCCGACATTGAGTAGGGATTCAGGGGTTTTATTACCGGCATCCAGGTACATCTGCTTGGCAACATTCTCGACATTAACAAGGCCTGCGGTCATCTCATTGCCTAACAAGAAGGCTGTGACAGCGGAGGTGGCTTCTGAGCGGCGTCTTTCCATCAGAACGCCCTTGGAGCCTACAATTTCAAAGTGTACGATTTTAGGCAGCTCTGCTTTGGTCAGGGTATCGAAGTCCTTCATGCCCATTTCTGGGTTGTAGAATCGATACTTCTTGAGGTTCTTCTTGTTCAGCTCATGCTGGATGTAGAGATAAGCCCTAAGCCCTTTCTCCATCTTGCCGACAAAATCAATGGTTCTGATCTCTGCGCCCTGTGCTTCCTGCTCGATTTGAGTCGCCGTTACGCGGTCAGCTTGTCTTTGTGCGCCTGATCTTGCAGATGAAACACCTGTACCCTCTTGAGTCTCGGACTTGAAGAACTGAATAGCAGGAACTGCCCATGAGGGGTCGCCAACATCAATCTGCTTGAAGTCCTGTGCACCGCCTTTGGTTGGAGATTTAGCGCCTGGATACATTCTCGGGCCACCTTGAGACACCAGTTGAGCGTCATTGCCATTATAGACAATCGGAGGTTCGAGCTTGAGTTCGACATTATCAAGAAACCGATTGGCTATGATAGTCGTCAGGGTCTGATTCGGGCTGTGTTTAACGAGCGGAGACAGGTAATAAGGGTCTTTTACGTCTATCCGGTCGTATCCACCATAAATGATAGAGATGTTATTCATCGGCTCAGCTTGTATGACAGTCCCTTCAGCTACCCGTATTCTCATGTTGGGCAGGAAGATGTCATCAGTCTTGCGCTTAACCGTGATATCACCGTAATAGGTCATAATCTCTACGGGATTGCTGGGTTTTGTATTGCGTTTCTGGAATGTGCTGAGATTAATGAAGTTCTTCTGGCGCATGATCCACTCTCCTGTTTTCTGAGAGGTGATAATCATGGAGCCTTGATAGAGGAGGTCTGTGCCTAATTCCAGGGTCTCGGGATAGCAATCCCACATGCTATGAGGAATCCAGACAGGAGAGGCCACAGATTCAAAGACGCCGCCCATTTTATACTGCTGGTTCTCTTGCCACAGGATTTCGGCAACAAATGAACCGTGCTTGAGGGCATCCTTGATGGACAGTTCAGTTCTGGCTCTCAGACCAAAGTCGGTGTGCTGCTGGGTCATCATGGCCCGCAGTTCAGCATCAGCCCTCTTTTGAATCTCTCGAAGACGCTTCTTGCTCATCTTCTGGCCGACTTCGGCTTCATCCCTGACTTGAAGACGGTCTTCTTCAATCTCGATATGAGCCTGCATCCAGCTACGGTCTTGAGGGAAGATTAATCTTAGAGCATCTGCTGCCAATACCTCACAGGCTGTGGATAAGTCTCCGAGTTCAAGGGCAGAGCGCCATTCCTCATCCTTATCCTTGATGATTCTTTCCATCGGTTCCATACGAACCTGCCTATCCACCTCTTTCCACAGGATTTCATGGTTCTTTCGCTTATCCAGCCCTCGACGCTCACCGAGCTGCTGTTTGATGTAATCAGCAATGTAATCGTAATCAGAGGAAAGGAATCGGCGTTTCTTTGCCGTGGAAACGGTCTTTAACAGAGGTTCATCTGCCATAAGCTTTAATTTACCAGTTTCGAGCGCCTACACGTCTGGAAGGCTCAGGAATGTACACTACCTCAGTTTGAGCGTGCCGTAAAGACTGAACTGCGTATCTCACGGCTGATATCACGTCATCCTGGAGTTTTACAATCTGGCTCTGACCATTCACGTTCTTTCTGTGGTAGATACCTTTCTCCCGGAAGAATTCCGTACAAGTGGAGAAAACCTTCAATCTACCCGTTTCCATCCTATTTAGCATGTTGATAAGCCCGGCTTCGACCGAGTTTCCACCTGTGCCTTCTTTCTGGTCGCCTTGTGGGGGGTTGGTGAACCAGGTATTGTGCATATTCACGCCTTCATCCTCGTAGAGTTCTTTCATCGCCTTGCCCGTTTGTTTATCGGCGATAGACATTCCATCATGGGGCCACATTACGGGTATCCATGCGCCTCTGTGTTTAATAGCTGACGCAACTATGGGAGGAAGGGTGTGGGATTCGGAGAACTCGTCTACGACGTACACACAGTCGTTTTCATTGTCATAGGCACAAAACGCCACTGCGGTAGGGTGGTCCCAGCCAAAGTCCATTGCATTAATACGTTGCCAGTGGTCTGGAATGGGGATGGGGTCTATCATGATCTGTTCATCGGCCACTGGGAAGATAAGTCCTGAACCCATCAGCGGAAGGCCCCGTGAGCGCATATCTCGCTCGTGTGGGCTTAATTGAGCTAACAGGTGTTCCATTCTTCCTTTCACGCCTGCGATGTGTTCTGCGTCCTCCCAGGTGGCTATCACTAAACCCTGTCCGTCTTGGATGTCATCGTTGATTTTACTGACGAGCTGAGTTACCCCATTTTCGGGTGTAAATGTGGCCAAGATAATAGAGCCGGGACGTGCAAATTGAGATCGTTGGACTTGAGACCAAATATCATAAGGCGGTTCTTCGTCCAGCCAACAGAAATCATTTCTGGAACCCATGAACTTCTTGAAGCCTGCCTCATAGGATTTTAATTTAATAGTGACTTCATGGCCGTCTTTATGTTTGACAAGGACAGATTCAAAGGCATTGGGGATACCCGGTTTGCGGAAAGTACGGATAATATTGCTTTTCGGGATGGTCCCCGTGCCTAGTTTCGTATCATCTTCAGGGTCACCAAAGAGTTCGGCCTGACAGATATCTCTTGTGGTGTCATTAGTAACACCACTTACTTGCCCTGTTTTGGGCTTGTCAAGCCGGATGCCGTCGTACCAGTCTGGATAAAGCCCAGTCGCGTGCATCGCAATCTCTTCCGCCGCACAGTATGTTTTGCCGATTTGATTGGCGGCTTGTAGAAACTTTTGATTGGCTTTCTCTCCACGTCTGTCCCTCAAGTTATGAAAGTTCATCTGGTAGTCGTAGGGCTTGTAATCAAGAAGTCTGCTTTCAGAGACCTTCTTATCGAGTTCAGTCAGAAGGTGGAGGACTTCTGATAGTTCCTCGCGGGTGTGTTCTTCAAGGTTCATACAGGGGTGTGGGCTGTGGTGGAGTCGTAATAGTGCCAGACGGCCCCGTCAGTGGCTCCTGAGGCGAATACTGTAATACCGGTGGTGGCGTTGAATACCGGATAACCAAGAACCTTCGCAGCGTCAGTATTAATCACATGAGTGATGTCTTCCAAGTGAGTTGTGGTAGAGACTGCGGGGGATTGTATTCTGGAATTGAATAGCTTATCCCCATCTGTAGTGACAAGATTAACGGCTTTGGCTTTATTGGAGCCTTTGGGTTGGTCAGTCAGTGTCATCGATAACCTTTGGGATAAGTCCCGCCATGATGGCAAGCGCGGGATTGTTTATCACCATATCCTTAACCCGAGCCTCTAATTCCTCCCGAGTGAGATTTTCTTCCCCACCACCATCGACAACCTGAACGGCAGACAGGACAGGAACGGCACGGGCAAGGAGCATGTCGGCTGCTTTCAATTGAGCCATTGTCATCTCATTTTTTTCAAATTCTTCTGTTCCAGGTTGTGCCGAGATAAACTTCGACATCTTCCCGGTCCATTTGGTTGTCTCTATCAGCATATTATGCCGGGCATCATCCTGCTGCCTTCGAGTCAGAGTTTGTTTGGCTTTAAAAGCCTTCAGGGAGGTAGCTGGCTTAGCCATTACTTCTTCTTCTCAAGCATCTCAAGAACCTCTATCTACGACTTTAGTATGATATACAACAAAGCCGAGAAAGATTACTATACTCGTAATGAGTGGGCCACTCAAGGCCGGGGCCAATAGTAAAACCCCGGAGACAGAAGCGATAAACTCCCCCGGTGGCCGATAGCTGTTGCTGACAGCGAACGGATAAACAAATACGTAGATAATTCCACTCATCCTGCTCAGCTACTGCAATCTACGACTAAAGTCGTAGGCCAGTATCCCCAAAAGTCCTAAAGGACGGGGGTGTCGCATTCTCTACAACAATAGTATTAGTAATATCTAATATACCATAGTTGTAACCCAAAAGAAGTTACTACATATATTAGGCCCGAAAAATAGGGGTTTGGTAGGTAAATCTAATTGGGACATGCTATCCCCCCGTGTACATTGGATATGGGTTTGTAACTGACTACACCCTGTAGGACTAGGATTACAGGTTGTGAGTGCAGGTTGGTATGCTACATAACAGCTATAGACTACACCAATAGTACAGTCCTTAGTTATAGCTTTGGGGTATATCACTCTTCTACAAATGGGGGATACTGTGTTACGAAAGGTAACACTTTATTCCTTTGATGGGATTGGGGTTTTAATATCCTGATGTACCGCTTGTCTGTTATTTACTACCGTTCATCTGTTATAACTAACGCCTGGTTATAGATATCAACTACCGTGTAACCACTGGCAACAAGACCAGCAACAGATACGCAAATGAGAATGATTTGCAACAAGGTGAAATGATATGAATAGAACACTTCCTAACGGCGCATTGATTATCGCCATAGACTTCGACGCTGGCGTTGTACTGGCCCAAAGCGAGAATGACTATGTTACATGGTCTTTCTACAACCAAGACCTTAGCAGCACTGCTAGTGGCCATTACTTCGGCAATAGCGATGCTGATCAGGCTGAAGCCCGTGCCGATTACGTTGAACGCTGCAAGCGCGGCTACTAGTGGAAACTTTAGTTGAAATAGGGGCTTGGCTATTAGCGCTGTTTACAGTGCTTTTAGCTTGGTCAATGAAATAACCATTAATAAACCGGAGTAATAGAGTGAGAACTAAGGTGAATAAAATTCAATGGATTTATGAAGGTGAAAGCGGTTACTGGCATAGTTCAGAGCATCGCTTCGAAATTGAGCCTTACGGCTTCCGTGGTGGCGTTACACCAGACTATTATACGTTAACCGATAGAATGGGAGGGAATAGCACTAAAGCGGACACTGTAGGCGAATTGAAAGCTTACGCGCTCGATGCTATCAATCAACAAGAGCAGAAGTATTACCATTAACAAACCGGAGATTAGAAACATGTATAGAATCGAAACAGCGCCAATGAATCGCGATCTAGCGGGAGTTAGAGACTTTGTTGACTTCCAGCCTTTGTGGGGCGAATACACTACACGCGCCGATGCTGAGGCTTTCGCGGCTGAACTGTTAGCGGATAATGACACTCTTTTTGCTGACTGTCCTTACCAGTATCGTGTGGTTTATATCCCTGTTACACAAGCTAGTTGATAGCACTCAGGCTGGTGACAGCAGTCTGACTAGTATCAACCATTAATAAACCGGAGATTAGAAACATGAATAACGACTACATACCTAACAATGTGCCTAATTTAGACTGCCTTGATAGTTCTGAATTAATGGCGTTTTATGGCGAGGCGCATTTACATAATCGAGTTAAAGCGCGAGAGTTGTTCGCTTCACGTCCTAAAGGATACTGCCGAGTTACTAAGGATTTAGGACATTATGCGGCTAATCTAGCTACTGCCCAACGTTGCCGATTGTCAGGCGATATCAACACAGCGCAAGTATACGAGACTATCTGCGATCGTATTTACTCTGAATTGCCTACTTATGCTCAATGGTAGTTGATAGCACTCTAGGCTCTGCGGAGTCTAGACTAGTATCAACCATAAACCAACTAGATAAGGTGAAAATGATGAAAATGAATAAAGTAACAACTCGCAAAGCTTGGGGTGACACTGAAGTCAGACGCGTGCTCGATTTATATGACTTCTTCCTGATCTGCCAACGCACGAACACCAAATACACAAAAGCAGGTAGTGTGCGAGAGCTTGCGGCTAAACTGGAACGCTCTAAAGGCTCTATTGAGGCTAAAATGATGAACGTGTCCGCCGTGCTTGTCTTATTAGGCAAGCCTTATGTCACTGGCTACAAACCATTATCTAATTACAATAAAGATTTGGTTAATCAGGTAGGCCAATGGTTCGGGAGGTTGGCAGCATGAAGCCTAAAACACTAGGACAATTCGCGGCTGGCATTAACAGCTATATCGGGGTATGCGTATCATGAAAACAACTCAAGAGCTAATTGCAATCGTCCGTGAACTGAAAACCACTTACCTGGCTATCGATAACGGTGCCAGCTTTGCTGATCTCGCCGACCAATGGCATAAAGTAACACTAGCCACTAGTCCGACCGAGCAGGCTAGCATTCTCCAGGCTTTCGATGCTTGGATAGAGCAAAGAGAAGCTAAACCCCAACTAACATTAATTAAATAGGTGATGATATGAAAGTACAAAATATGACAAGCTCGCGGGGTAATCCCGTGCCGAATCAATTTATTATTAGTGATGGTTTTTGCGAATACTTCCAAAGCTATAAAAGTATTATTGTTAAACGCGAATACCATCACCCAATTAAAACCTACCTTGACGCTGATACATGGGATTATTCAGTCACTACGGGTAAGTATCGCAATCAATTCCTTGGCGAGACCAAAGCCGAGACACAAAAGAAGATAGACTCAGGCGAGTATATCCTGACTGACTTGAACGGGTGATTTATGAGAACTATTCAACTCTCGAACTTAGATCCCGATGGCGAAGATATCAACTGCATCTTATCGGGTGACGTGATTAAAATTAACTGGGGCGGCACATTGCACCGCTATCGATTAAGTAGAATGGACGCTACCCGCTTGCTAATGTTTGTCGAAGATTTAAACCGGCGATATGCTGCAGCTGACCGGCACAATACTTATACCGATTGCCAGGATCATACGGGTAAGGAATTCGACCATATAGAACGCAATCCGAAATGATATTAATCGGATGCGAGGAAAGTCAGGTTTTATGCAGTGCTTTCAGGGCGGCGGGTTACAAAGCTTATAGTTGTGACCTGCTGCCCACCAGAGGCAACCCCGATTGGCATTATCAAGCGGATATCATGGAGGTGATACCACTGCGCCAATGGGATTTGATAATTCTACACCCCGATTGCAGTGCGATGGCAGTTAGCGGTAATCGCTGGTATGGCAAGGGAATGCCGAGACACTGGCAACGAATAAAGGCTATAAATTGGACGCTAAACTTATGGTCAACCGCACAGGCACACAGTGAAATGGTTGCACTGGAAAATCCTGTAAGCGTAATATTTTCGTATTTATATGACCCGGTTCAATATGTTCAGCCGTGGCAATTCGGGCATGGCGAAACTAAAAAGACTGGCTTTGCACTGCGCAACCTGCCGCCTTTAAAGCCAACCAAGCTGGTAAGTGGGCGCGAGCAACGAGTCTGGAAGATGGGCCCATCACCCACAAGGAAGCGAGATAGAAGCGAAACCTATTCGGGTATTGCGGATGCTATTGTTAGTCAATGGGGGCCGTTAATTTAATTATTAGCGGCTCTTTTTTTACCCTGCCCTTACCCTTACTAAATTAAGTTCGTTGCTCTACGGGCCATTTAAACAGCTATAAATCACCAATTCTGGCTATTTGTTCCTTTATTTGTAAGTTCCAGGCTTTAATTAGCTCAAGTAAGTCTTTTTTGTAATATTTAATCGGGTGACGTTTTGTTTCTAACATGTAAGTCACAAAATCCCTTCCATAAAAGTCTTCCATCCAACGAGTATATTCTATTGCTGCTGTTCCATATCGCATGCCCCAACCATTGCAGGATTTACATTGGACGTGGATGTTTTCCTCTCGTAAAGCCCAGTAGCTAGAGTGACCTTTAGCAATAAAATGACCGGCATCGCATTCTTTCCAGTGTTTCCAGGTGCCACACGTCACGCATTGACAATAACCATTATCATTAGCGGCTTTTAATCGGACTAGCTTTTGTAAGGTTGTTATGGCTTTAGCTTTTGGGTTTTTGGCGGTCATATTTCCACGCTATTTTATCAATTTCCCTGAAAGGCGGTTTATTTAGGTCGGGATTGCCGGGGCTTTTAATAACTCTAACCCGGTGCATATATTTACCCGGCACAATCTTCGCCGCTTCTTTCATCATAACATCATCCCAATTGGGGTCGCTTAATGACTCCACTAAATACTCAATACCGTAGTCGTATTTTGGATTAAACTTCACTTTTTCTTCTCCCATACCTTCCAGGCTCCGCAATGCGGGCACTGGGTTTGCTTGTGCGTTTCGATAATTTCAATGCGCCACTTTAAATAATCATCCCATTTATCGGGCTGTTTGGTATGTCGGCATAATTCTGTATTGCCGGTGAACTTCTTTTTTACCATAAAGCCACGCCACGTGGATTAAAACCCGCTTCTCGCTGTATCCGGCGTAAAGCCAAATAATGTTTGTAACATAATCTCGAGCCTCTGGGTTTCTTCAGAACATATTTAACCAAATCCACATCGATTTGATGTAAGAAACGATAACGGTTTAATACTTTCTTCAATAATACCCGGTCGAGATCGTAAGTACCCTGGTTCCTACCTTTATTTAACATAAATCACCTTTCCTCACTTTATTTAAGTTACATTTACCGCCCTTTCCTCAGTAGGTAGGCGCTTAATCTAAAGCTTTTGCCTATCTCCCTGAATACTAGGGGTGCCCTTCTCAGTAGTTCCAAATCGGCCAGCGGACAGTGCGCGGTAGTGGTCCTATTTACCTGGCAACTTTTACCCGCTTTTTTGACATCAGGCACGGCTAAGCCCCTGCGCTTGTTGAATGTGCTTCGATGTGGCGGCCCCGGTAGCTAAAGCCGGGTGGGGAGAGCAACCTCCTATACCGCCACATCGAAACACACTCTTTCGGTGGATCGACCGAACGGGATTTAACTTAACTTGCCTAACTTTGCAGGGAACTTGCTTGCATTTGTCGCTAACTTCGCTTATATTCGCCGAAATGGCTTGGAAGTTGCTTGCAGATAGTCCTGCATGAATTAGGGGTCTGATCCCGTTAGCCAAAAGATTAAGCCCTTGTTGATTCGTTCGCAAGGGCTTTTTCATGCCTATTGAATATGATTTATTAATCCGGTTCATTGTTCTGGTTTAGTTTTTTTGATTCAATCCCGCTTTTTATCAGCGCCCATAAACCTGCTGCACATTCACATTCGCTATTGGGCGGGATTAAATCTAATCCATGCTCTCGCTGCATGTCCTTGCCAAGCTCCCATGTTTTTCGAACATTCATCGCTGCATGGCGCAATGCCATCATGGTGTCGATACTCGGGACATCTGGCAGGTCAATCAAATCATTATTAAGTGCATGATTTTGATTCCACATCCTGCGAAGTTCTCGCCTTAACTCTGCTTTAGTAAAACTGTTTTCGTATGGTTCAGTATCCATCTATCTATCCTCCGATTAAATACCCGATTAAGACGCCGGCAGCAAACCAGCACCAGCGAATAATTGTTTCTCTGCTAGGGTCGAACCATTCCTGAAAGAATTTATCAATATCCATCTATCTATCCTCCCCGATTAGGGTAAGCGACCGAATCGTTAAGCCGAGGCGACTTTCACCGTTTATTTCTTCTTTTAATTTTTGATATTCTTCCCAATCACCTGAAAACATTTTTTCACGCACTATAATGCCATCAAGGTGCGCTGTTTTAACTGCGCTCTCCTGCCGGGTTGCGTGGTAGTGATAAACGTATTTCTTAGCCATCTATCTATCCTCTCGTCTGGGCCATTCAATAGACCCTTTCGCCCTGAACAGGAATTTAAGCCGCCACCAGAAGCTACTAAATACCAGCCTGCGAATACAGTCTTCGTTAGTATCCATCTATCTATCCTCCCATCGTACTAATTATTGTCTGGCATCCGTGGATAATTATAGCCACTGCAACAAGCCACAAAGCATTGCCGATTTGAGTTAGCGAATTAATCAATCGCGTTATCTGGTTGTCATCCATCTATCTATCCTCTGTTTTATTATGCCTGTCCAGGTAAAGACTGAGGACGTTATAGTGCCGGTAATGCTCAGGGCCGAAAGCCTCGCTACAATCTTTCATTTTGTCCATGTACCGGCTATAGAAATAACGCGCCGCCCAGAACAAAGCTAATTCGCCAACAGTTAGGGCCGCCATATCTGGCTTGATTTCAAATGGTTCGGCATTGTTATCGTCAATGTCTATTGTTTCCATCTATCTATCCTCCCAAAATCTCGGTAGCCGGTTCCATGCATCTACCGCATATTCCATGCACTCATCGGAATCTAGCGCGGCATAGGAAGTTCTAAACTCCGTTTCCCATTCACCGCAAGCGGTACATGATGCCATCGCGCATTTCCCGCCTTGCCCTGCATCGCTAATGCATAAAGTTTCTGGGGTCTCGCCGCATGGGCATTGTTTAATATCCATCCATCTATCCTCTGGGGGTTCGGGGAGGGGCATCCAGTGGGTGATTCTATAATCATCGAGGCAGTGGGTAACGCGGGCATCGCCCGTTATTTCCTCATATTCCGATTGCTCAAACCATGACCCCGCATCCGCTTCATACCGCGCAGCGATAATAGTCTCTGTCTGGAATGCCACCCTTGCTAAAACTGGTGCGTAATAGGGCGGCAATCTATCTTCTACCTTTATCCATTCCATCTATCTATCCTCTATTAAAGGAACCGGATAGTAGTAATACCGAGTTCCTGTGTAATCAATCTCAAAATCAGGGTCTATTGATTCAAATATTTTTTTTAGCTGGTCTCTGCGCTCATAAATTAAACCAGGCGCGTCAGAATTTGCGCCATGCAGTCTAAGCAGGTTTTCAAGCTCACCTACCCTTGCTTGAGCATCTTTTTCACTAAGATAGGCACAAACCGGCCATTCGTTACGGTCTGAATATTCCCCTGTTGTTCCAATAACAACATACACCTTATCCATCTATCTATCCTCACTCTACCTTGTCTGAAATATCATTCCACTTCGCCTGGAAGTCGGCATATGCCTGAACATATCGATATATCAATCGCATTCTTTCCGGGTTTGCGGTAATGAATCGGTATTTGGGGTTGGGCATAAACGCCCTATTCACCCAGGCCGGGCTTAAATCCAGTGTTTTTGTGATTTGTGCCAGTGTTAAATCACATTCCCGGCACATCTCACGAATAACATCAGGGTCTGGGTTTACTGGGATGTATTGTCTCATTGGTGACTCCGGTCAGTTAATCTCTCATTGGCGCATTGGGTCTGCCATACGCGAGTCAAACCTTCAGCCGCTTCCATCTTCCAGCGATGGGTTTCTTCTTCCTGTACCGCTATCTGAAGGGCTACCAGTTGCTTTTCATACTCAGGATGGGCATAACACCAGTTCTTTTTGTCTTCGACTGTCTTGCAGTCTTCAGGTGCATGTTGGTAGAGATTGGCGAAACAGGTCTTTAGATAATGCGTGATGTAAATACGATTCGCCTTGGCACTCGCCAGGTTTTTCGCATTATTCCGCATATACTCCAGTGCCGCTTCTACCTTGTTTTGATTAATCATAAAAAAACCCCTGCTCAGTTAAGGACAGGGGCTAAGGGTTGCGACCTGAGTCGCAGAATGCAGGAAGGTGAAGGGAAACCTGCATCCGGAGGAGAGTTGAATAGTATCACCTTTTTAACCCCTGTAAATATATTTGACACTGTAACACATCCCATGTTATAATGCAAATCCAATCACAAACCAACAGGTGAAGAAATGAAGGAAATTCCAGAAATCGGAGCAAAGGTTAAATACACCGGCAAATCAGGTATGTTCAAAGGCGCAAGCGGATTAGTAGTTGATATCTTCCCGCCCTTTGAAGACGAAGGCTACAGCATTGGTGTAATGGTTGTAGGCGATTTGCCGGAATTTTGGCCTTATCTCGGCACTCGCAAATTTGCACCAAGTTTAGAAGAAATTGAGGCCGCCTAATCATGAGCAAATCTAAAAAAGAATATTTCAAAGTCTGCGAGGCTGATGGCTGGCAGGCTGAACAATCCCGAGACCCGGACTACCCGGCTATTTCAGTGGATTACTCCGAATCAAGCTGGGAGCAGTTTGAGAAAGATTTAAACAACAAGGACAGCACCCTGAACAAAACACTATTTAGATTTATTAGCCCTTAAAAGGGCAGCAACCGGGTTTAGAGACCCAGAGGAAACCATGAAGCTACAAGAAGACAAAGGCGGAAACTCCGTCGAATTCAAACTCACCCCAGCCGGTACGCACGTGGCAAGATGTGTTCGTGTTATCGATATGGGCACGCAAACCACTACCGGGATGTATGGGGAGAAGCATCAGCGCAAGCTGTTCGTTCTCTACGAACTCCCGAATACTAAAGACGTATTCACCGACAAAGATGGGAATGAGAAAGAACTCCCCTTCTCAGCCGTTAAATCCTACACCAACTCAACTTTCGAGAAGTCTGCGCTTTATCAGCATCTCCAGGCGTGGTTTGGTGAGGAGTTTACCGATAATCCTAATGGGTTTGAGGTAGACCGGATGGTCGGCACACCCTGTTTGATTACTATTGTTCACAAGACCAATGAAAAGAACGGGGAAAGATATGCGAATATCGCAGGCGTCACCGCCCTTCCAGAGGGAATGGAATGCCCGCCTCAAATCAATCCCAGTGTATTGTTTGATTTGGATGCCTTCGACCAAGGCGTATTTGATTCATTCTCAGACCGGATGAAGGCAAAGATATCCAGTTCACCGGAATTCAAGGTACTGACAGGACAGGTTGGACAACGACCGACTCAACCGATTGCCGAGAGTCAGGTAAGCCTGAGCAACCCTATGGGGGAGTCCGAGAATCCTGCGCCCTACGATTACGAACACGCTGAGCCACCGTTTTAGCGAGCGGGGTGGTTCCCGTTGGACCTGGGCCGGGGCAGGGTCGCTAAATTCCCCCGACATTAACTCATAAAGGTGAAAGGTTATGAAAAACTCACAGAACAAAAGACTGTTAGCCCATTTACAGGCTGGCAATGTGGTTGACCCACTCAAATCCTGGCAGACACTCGGTATCTATCGTCTGGCTGCAAGGATTCACGACCTGATTAATCAAGGTCACAACATTAACAAGTCATGGATTACGGCCTATAACCGTTACGGTGAAAAGGTACGGGTCCGGGCTTATTGGCTACCGAAACTCTAAAAGAGGTGAACACCATGATAAATTATGAAATAGAAACAATTACTCCCGAAATGGCCGCGCAAATGCTGGAATATAACCCCCGCAATCGCCGCCTCAAAGACAGGCATGTTGCTGAACTCGCTGGCGCAATGGAGCGCGGCGAATGGCAGCTTAATGGCGAATCCATCAAGTTAAGCGGTAAAAATGTGATAGATGGGCAGCATCGCCTCTGGGCGTGCTTGCGGGCAAACAAGCCTTTTAAGACGCTACTTGTTCGCGGACTACCAATGAATGCCCAGAAAACAGTTGATACTGGCAAGATACGAACAAACCCCGACCACCTACAAATGCTGGGCGAATCTTACGCGGGGCTTTTAGCCAATGTTATTTACCGCGTATATCACTACCAGAAAGGCTCTTTGCTGGAACGCAGAAGCATGACGCACAAACAGACTGAAAAGTTCTTGATGGAAAACCCAACTCTACGGGATTACGTCGCAATATATGGCTCACTTCGCCCGGTTGGCCCCAAAGCATTGTTGGCCTCGGCCCATTTCATCTTTGCTGAAATCGACCAGGCGCAAGCGGATGATTTCATGGAAAGGTATACCAAGGGAACCGGACTAGAGGAAGGCAGCCCGATTTTAACCCTTAGAAATCGCCTGATTAAAGACTTATCTTCAGAGACCAAGCTGAACCAGTTCCAGAAGTTTGCCATGTTTATCAAGGCATGGAATACATGGCGCGACGGTGAGCAAATGCACCGTATTGGCTACCGCCCAACTGAAGACTTCCCGGTGGCACGGTAATGGGACACTGGTACACAAAAGATGGCGAACCGATGCACTACATCGTAGGCGCGAACGGTAAAGAACGCGATACGAACTTGCGTGATGCAAGAAAACTCAACCTGTTTCCGAGCTATACGGGAATCGCCGACCAATTGGCAAAACCTGGGCTGGAAGCATGGAAACAGAACAACCTCCTGTATGCCGCTCTAACGACTCCGAGACCCGAAGGCATATCCGACGATGAATTTCTTAAAATCGTCCGTCTGAGCGCTGCTGAGGAGGCTGAGAAGGCTAAATTGAGGGGTAATGAGATACACGATTGCATAGAAGCGCTTTGGAAGGACAATACAGGCGAAGCAATGGACTATCCGCCGGACGTGATGGCGATATCCAGTGCAGCGATTCCGGTCATTACAGATTATTGCCTAAGCGATAATTTCACCCCCGAAAAAACTTTCGCCTCACCGTTAGGTTATGGCGGGATGATAGATTTGGTTAGCAATGAATATGACAATCGGAATGAATCAGATCCCAGCTACAATCGTCTCAGATGGTTGGTGGATTATAAGACCAAAGACATCAGTGATGAGCAGTGGCAGTTGTATGAGGATAAGAAGAACCCCCGCATTGCTTATCCGAATAACTTACAGCAGCTAGTCGTCTATGACCGGGGGTTAGGCCAGTCAGGACGTCGATTGTTGAATGTTTATATCGATAGAACCATTCCAGGCAGGGTTATTTTGCACGAGTGGACGGATATGGAAGCGGCCGACCGGGAATTTACCAAGTTCATGGACTTGTTGCATCATTGGCAGACTGACAAACAGTACGCGCCAGAGTCATGATTGAGACTTACATTCTAATTGTCTGGGCGGCAACGGCATCTATCGGGGATAAGCCTTTGTTTGTCGACCCCCGCCCGATGTCATTTGCCGAGTGTCGGATGATGCGAAATTCAAACTTGGCATTCTATGAAATGCTGAGAAACCAAGAGGTGCATGTACTGTGCCAGAGGGAAGAATCATGACTGAAAAATATACATTAGAGGAAGCTAAAGACGCACTCCGGCGAATATATTCCGATGATATTGCCGCGCCTGCTCAAGAACGATTGTTAATGGAATTTGAGGCCGAACTCACCACCCCCAAGTTTGCACCGGGGCAAATTATAGCGCATATGATATTCGGTGTTGATTGCCCGGAGTATGAATATGTTTTGTTTAATAAGGATGCGCATCAATCGCCACCTGATCGCCCCCTGAATCAAACCGAGGTCGGGCCTGATTGGGTCCCCCGCGCAGAGTTTGACAAGCTGCGGGAAGACATACGGTATTTTTATTCTATGTGGAGCCGGCAAATGATGGCCTCTGATGAGGCTTTCGAAGGGATTTTTGAAGCCCTCGACGCCATACCGGAGGAATTGAAATGAGCATGAAAACACTGATTGAGCGGCACAAGTGTACTGAATGGATTAAGGGCCGATGTACTGAGTGTGATGAACACTACATCGATTACGTCGAGAAATTACATACCGCCCTGCGGGAGCAGGAAGCCCGAACCGAGTTACATCGAGAATTAATCGTTCAGCAGCAAGCCCGTATTGAGGAGCTGGAAAAGGATTTGCAAGCATGCGAACCGATATTGAAGATGCTAAAGGAAGGAAAGAATATTTATGTAGAGGGTGAAAATATTTTAACTGATGCCGCTAAGCGGTTTATACATGATCCTATGCAAGCCCGTATTGAGGAACTGGTAGACCATCACGCCAAATATGCTACCGAGGCGCAAGCCCGTATCCACGGCCTCGAACAAACCATCGAAGGCTTAAAGCTGGATAATAATGAAATCCCTGCTATGCAAGCCCGTATTGAGGAACTGGAATTCCGCAACAAATTTCTTGAGGCGCGGCAAGAAGCAAGGGAAAGTAATATAGAGCGACTCGATGCGGCTTTAGATACTTGTAACCAAATGATTCTCGAAGTGGCTCATGCACAAAGAAGCGGCGCAGATTGGTATACAAAAGGTGGAAGCGGGTTACACCAGCAGGTTTCGATGTGGATCAGAAAGGCCAGTGATGCAATCAAAAAAGCGAGGGCGGGGGAATGACTGACGACTATCAAGATGCCGCTGATTATTTTATATCAGAGATTGAACGGCGCGACAATTGCATTAAAGCAATGTGGAAACAGATGGGCAGAAACATCAGAGCGCCGTGGGATAACCAGTCGAGCTTCAAGGAAACATATCCAGAGTATGAAGACATCATAGAGAGGCTGACTAATGAAAACACTGGTTGAGGAAATTGAGGAATTGTTAGCCTGCGCGGGTGATATGAAACCGCATTATGATATGCAGCTTTTCCGTAAAGCCATCACCGCCCTGCGGGAGCAGACAACATGGAGAACAGAAGCAGAGGGCAAATTAATTGAATACGGTAAATTTGTCGTTCAGGTCGCTGATGAAAGAAAAGAACTGCAAGCCCGTATT